CCCGCGCACGAAAAAAAGCGGAACTTTTCGTGGGGGTCGGAGCTAGCAGTTTAGCTGGATTTCAATTGCAGGCGTTGGGGTAATCTGCTATTACACAATCAGAGCCACGTGATCGTGAGGGGCGAGATGCCCTGAATCGATGCGTGGCTTTTCTTTTTGCGTGGCTCTCTCGGGGGCGGTTGACTGAGGACGGTTGACTTTGGGCAGGACGCCCGCCGCCCCTTGAGATCACCTCAACAAAAGGAGGCAGGGATGCCTACTCGCGCGACTGCGAAGAAGCAGCAGAAGGACCTGTTCGAGAAGAAGCAGACGCCGCGGGAAAAGCGAATCGCGCTTGTCAAGGCGTACCGGCAGAAGCTTGCCATCGGCGCGAAGTTCTACGCGCAGGCCGATGAGTTACTGGAGCAGATCCTGGCAAAAATGAAGCCCGGGACCCGGGTCAAGATCGGTGACGGTCTTTGGGCTGTGGTCGTCGATCGATTCGAGGATGGGAACAAGGTCTGGCAGCCGGTGGCGACGAAACGCTTTGAGCTGCAGATTCAGGATGCCTCGGGCAAGGCTGTGCGGATGCGGGATTCGCGCCGCAAGAAGAAGGCTGCTTGACCTGACGAACGTGGCGGGGGCGGGTTTGTCTGGTCTGTTATGTGTGAGCCAGATCGGAAAGCCAGGTTGGATCGGTTGAACGCGTCGGCGGTGTTTCAGCACCTGGCCGGGTGCACGGTGACTGAGTCATTGCGGTTGGCAGGCGTATTGACCGCGAGCGAGTACGCGGAGCTGAGCGACGCGGGCCGGAAGGTACTGGTAACGGCGGCGACGCGGGCCCGGGTGCAGCGGATTCGGCTAGCGGCGATGGCGAGGACGGAAGCCGAGCGAGTGGAAGAATTTACACCGGAGTTGCAAATCTTTCCGCGGGTGTAAGCGGTTTTCGGTGGGTTGGTCGAGGCGAAGTCCCAACCTGCGGGCTCAAATCTGTAAACACGGCGTTGTGGCACGGCAGTAGTCACGGTACCACACGGGGGCGATGTTTGCGGCGGGGGCATGGAGGCCAGACGCAGGTGACCGCAGACCCGCATGGACGCGTGGTTTACCTGCGCCGCCGCAAACGCGACGCGCCGCGGTGTCGACACTGCGGGGTTCGATATCTGGCCGGCAGCACGCGGGGCGCTGTTGTCTACTATTATCCTGCATGCCGCTGTCTAGTCTGGCCGGTTAAGGTTATTCGCGAGGTGCGCCGCCATGCCGCGTGAGTCACGCGACCCGTTACGTAAGTACGATCGAGAATTCTGGGGCGACGTCGCCGTTACGGCCGCGTTTCTGATTGTCGGGTTGGGCGTGGTCGCGCTGGCAAACATCTGTCGTGGGCAAGAGTTGCGGCGGCCGGACCGACAACCGCAGACCTGTAACCGCTTCCAGCTATTCGAGCGGCTGGCCTGGCAATGGGTGCCGCCGGAATCGCGGATTGTCAATGGGCACCGCCTGAGCGTGGCCGGCCATTGGCACCGCCGGGGACAGCCGTGCTGTATTTGCGGCGATCGTACCCGACGAGGGGCGGCGGCGAACGTACCGCCGGCGATCGTGTTACCCGTACCGGGACCGGCGAGCCAGCCAACGCAACTAACGCCGTCACCGGTCCGGCCGACACCTATCGTACTGCCCGACCGAGAGACTACGCCAGTCGCACCGGAAATATGCCCGGTTTCCAACGCGGGGCAATGCCAGGCGATCGGCGACCTACAGTCGCAGCTTGCCGCCGCGAGCAAGAATCTGACCGAACGGATAAGCGACCTAGAAACGCAGCTCACCGCACGGCACAACGAAACCGGCGAGGATGTAGCCGAGTCGATCAGTGCAAACACGCGGGCTATGGCTGCGCTGGCGGAAGTGGTGGAACAAAATCAGCGCAAGGTAGACGCCCTGGAATCGCTCCCCGCGACGACCGCCAACGCAGAACGAATCTCTGCGCCGTCTTATTGGGACACAGCGACGGGCGGCGCCAACCTATTAACACTGGCCGCCGCCGCGGGGTTAGGCGCGACTGGCATTGGCCTACCGGCGTGGCTATTGCCGCTCGTATTTCGCGTTGCCCGACGCGCACGCGACCGGCGACGCCGACGGCGGACCGTTGCACCGAATATAGACGAACCAGCCGGCGATGGGGTGGCGCCGGATCAACCCTTTCGTGACGACGGAGACCCGCACGCGACTGGTGAAGGTGCCGGCAACTGACCATTGGGGAGAGTGCTTCAAGGAAGCGTGTGCCCGAGTGGTCGAGACGGACCGCGATAACGCCCGTACGGTCAACGTTATTTCCCGCGTCCAGTCTGTGGCCGAGCAATTACACCATGGCCGCAAGGTAGACAGTAAGCAACCCGCCCCCGGCGACGAAACGCCCGGCCTGGCCATTGGATGGCAGGACCGGCATTGACAGGGAGATCAGTACAATGCAACACCATATCTTCGGCACCGATCGACCGTTACTGTATGACGTCGAGCCATGGAATCGGCTCGGCTTTGCGGTGCCAAACTTCGGCGACAACCTTGGTACGCTCAGCCAGCCGCTATGGGGCCTGGCCGACGAAGTGTCCCGCGCCCAGTTGTTCATTATGTGTCATATCGACGCACAGCGGACACAGCCGCCGTCGGTCAATACGATCGAACGGGTTGGCAAGGTGTGCAATCGCGTTCGCGACGTACTGGCCGCACGCAAGAAGGGTGACGCCGATTTACGCGTCGAGGAAGGGCACGCGTCCGCGGACCTGATCCCCTGGCATATTCACCCGGTTCCGTTTTTCAATTCGTCGATTGTGCGAAATCGCTGGCTGAAAGAGTACAACCGGTTGTGCATGATTGCGCTCACGAACTTCTACCAACACAGCGACAACAACCTGGCGTTGACGGTTACCGCAAAATTTGCGGCAGACGTTTATGTCTATTTCCGAGAAATCAAATACCTGGTCGGCGTCGAATTACTGGGGCTCGACCCGGACCAGGTTGGCGAGGAATCGTTCAAGTTCAGCGCGGAACACTATTCGCAATACAACCCCTCGCTGTTCACCCTGAACTACGAGGCGCTGGATACGCCGGGGTCAATCCAGTCTCGCGCGACAGAGGACGACATCCGGCCACTCTTCGAGGGTATCCCCGCGCCGCTGATCGTGCCGAACCTGAAGCAGTATCCCGTCGGTGAGGACCTACTAGGCTGGAGCGGTGCACCGCTACCCGAAAACGCGAGCGCACCAGGCACCGCCGACGGCTCGGCCATTGCGCCGGCAGGGCGGACGATCGGCGAACCGCAAGTCTAGAGCGGTGGGCCATGGCAAGGGCTTTGACAATTCGCCGGGCCGGTCGAGCGGGCGGCCGGCAGCGGTATCAGCTTACGCAGAACTTCGCGTTCGTAGTGCGCGATTCGGGGGTCATGGTACGCGTGGTGGTGCCGGCGGGGACCGTTACTGATTTCGCCTCCATACCGCGGCCGCTGTGGTGGTTGTATCCGCCCGACGGCCCGTGGGCCGAAGCCGCGGTGATTCACGATTGGTTGTATTCGCGAGGGCTGCTAAGTCGATTCTTGAGTGACGCCATTTTTCGCGAGGCTATGGCCAGGTACGGGGTGCCCTGGTGGCGGCGGGCGATCTTGTATTACGCAGTACGACTGTTCGGCGGGAGACACTACGGGGGAGAAGGCTGGAGACTGGAGGCCGGAGACCGGAGGGAGAGGGAATCGTGAGCCTGAATACTAACACCCGCGTTTCGATCGGGCTAATTGTCGCGGTGCTGGGCCTGGCCGCGGGGTATCACGCTTGGCTCACCAACGGCATCAATGCGCGGCTCGATCGCGTCGAGTCTAAGGTAGATCAACTGCTGTTGGCGCATCACGGGCACTGGGCGGAAATTGCGCCGCAAGACGGGACACCCTCGCTTGCGCGTCGGGCTAGTGTCGGGGCGCAAGATGCCACAGCGAGCGCACATTGACCGGCGGCCGAAGCCGGCCCGGGCTAGTGCCGCTGCGCGAGGTTATGACCGGCGCTGGCGCAAGGCGCGCCTGCAGCATTTGGCCCGAGAGCCGCTATGCCGGCAGTGTCTGGCCGGCGACACACTGACGCCGGCCACGGTGGTCGATCATATCGAACCGCCTGAATCGCCGGCGGATCCGCTGTTCTGGAGGAAATCGAATTGGCAAAGTCTGTGCAAAAGGCATCACGACCGAAAAACGCTACAGCAAAGCGTGCGGGGAAGAAGGCTGTAGGCTGTAGGCTGAAGGCTGCAAGGAAGAAGACACCGGCCGCGAAGAAGAAGCCGGCGGCCAGGAAGCGGGCGACACCCAAGAAAAGGACGGTACGGAAGAAGTCGCCGGCAAAGAAGAAGTCGGCAACCTCAAAGAAGAAGCTGGACGGTTTACCGGTGGAATTATCCGGCGAGGCGGCGCGGCGGGTGTGGCGTGAAACCGAACCGCTGCTGCGCGATCGGTTGAACCTGCTCGATATTGACCATCGGATTCTTGTGCTGTACTGCAACTGCTGGCAACTCTTGACCGAGTGCCAGGAAGTACTCCGTACCGAAGGCCGATACGTGACCATGGAGGATACGGGGTATGTATCGCGGCACCCGGCAGCGGTGGACGAGAAAAACACGATCGCCCAAATAAGACAGCTTGCCGGTGAGTTGGGCATGACACCAAAAGCCGGCCGACGGGTGAAAGTGCGAACCGGCGACGGGGACCAATTGAAAGCGTTCCTGGAAGGGAAGCCGGAGTGAGATTTCAGGACACGGCTAACAAGTAAGCCGTGCCACACCGGCCGGATGATGAAATACGTATGAATGGCTCGAATTGCGAAACTGCCGGCGGTGAAGGCGAAAGCCAAACGCGAGGGTTGGCTCAAGTGGATCCGCAGCGAGGCGGACGAACGGGCGGCGTTGCGTGGGTGTTACTTTTCGCCCTGGCATGCGGAGCGGGTGGAGACGTGCTGCAGTACGTTCTGTTGCCACAGCAAGGGCCAGTGGGCCGGCTCGCCGTTCGAGCTGCTGCGGTGGCAACGCGACGACCTGGTATGGCCGCTGTTCGGCTGGATGCGCGCCGATGGCAGCCGCCGGTACCGGCGAGCCTACATCGAGGTCGCGAAGAAGAACGGCAAGAGCGCCTTAGTAAGTGCACTCGGTCTCTATTTATTGATCGCCGACAACGAGCCGGGGGCGGAAGTCTATTCTTGTGCGGCCGATCGGGCGCAGGCGTCGATTGTGCACGGCGAGGCGGTCAACATGGTGGATGCGTCGCCGGCGCTGGAGAACTTCTTGCGCGTGAATCGATCGACGTACGCGATCAGCTACCCGGAAACAAAGAGCGTATACAAGGCGTGGAGCGGAGCGGCCAAAGGCAAATCCGGATTCAGCGCCCACGCGTGCTTGTGCGACGAGTTGCAGGAATGGCAAGGCCGCAAGCTATGGGAGAATCTTATCCACGCCGGCCGGGCCCGACGGCAGCCGCTGCTGATCGTGATTACCAACGCCGGCGACGACATGCTAAGCGTGTGCCGCGAACAGCACGAATATGCCGAACGCGTGATAGATGGCACGTTCGAAGACGACCGCTTTTTCGGGCTGATCTATTCGGTCACGAAAGAGGAATTGGACGAGCACGGCTCGCGCGATCGGCGGCTATGGCGGAAAGCCAACCCGTCGATGGGTGTAACGATCAACGAAGAGGACTTCTTGGCGGACTTGATCGAGGCGGAACGCACGCCGACGGCGTGGGCCGAGTTCTGTCGCAAGTCGTTTTCTATTTGGAATACCGGGATAAAGCGATGGCTGCAACTGCCACAGTGGCGCGCGTGCATCGACGCGATAGCGGCCTAGCCAAGCGGCTGAAGGGCCGGCGGTGTTTCGGCGGGCTGGACTTGGCGAGCCGGTTGGATACGGCCGCGTTCGCGCTGGCGTTTCCGCCGGCCGGCGATGATATCAAATTTGCGATATTGTGCTGGCATTGGTTGCCGGAAGCGACGGCGGAAGAGCGGCGGGACAAGGTGCCGTATTTTGTGTGGCGCGATGCCGGATGGATCACACTGACCGAAGGCAACGTCTGTGATTATCTGACGATCGAGACGGACATCCTGAAGCTCAAGAAGATCTATAAAATCCGTGAAGTCGGCTTTGATCCGTGGAATGCTGAGGGGCCAACCCAGCGACTCGAAAGGAAAGGCCTGCGCCGCGTCGAGATCAATCAGACGGTTGCCAAGCTGACCTATGCGACAAAAGAGCTTGAAAAGCTGATTGTCGCCGGCGACCTGGTGCACGACGGTAATCCGGTGCTTGATTGGCAGATCGGCAACTGTGACGTGTATACGGACACGTCGGGCAATATCAAGCCGAAGCGTCCGGAACACGGCGACTTCCGCACGATCGACGGCGTGGCCGCGGCGATCATGGCACTGGATCGGGCGTTACGGGCGCCGCAAGCCGAATCCGGCAGCTTGGTCATTTACTGATACCAGCAAGGAAAACAACATATGTTCCATTGGTTCCGCAACACTGTACGCCGGATTCTCGCGGCCACTACGTCCAGCCCGGCTTCTTGGTTCGTCGAGTGGATCCGCGGTAACGATGTGCTGAGCGAATCGGATAGTGGAATCCCGGTAGACGGGCAAACGTGCCTCAAGTACGCCCCGGTGTGGAATGCCGTTAATCGTGTCTGCGGGCGCGTGGCGCAATTGCCGCTGATCTTGTACGAGTGGACCGACGCGGACCAGAAGAAGAAACGCCGCGCGACCGAGCACCCAGCCTATCGGCTGCTGAAACGCGAGCCCAACAAGCAGATGATTCCGGCCGTGTTTAAGGAGCTGGTGCAATACCATGCGCTGGTCTTTGGCAACGGCCGCGCTGAGATCGTACGCAACGGCCGCGCGGATCCAACCGCACTGATTCCGTTGTTGCCGGATCGCACCAAAACCGTACTGATCAACGGCGACAAATGGCACATCACAGAGGTAATCGTCGACGCGGAGACCCAGCGCACCGAGAAGCGCAAGATACGAGACGAAAACTGTCTCCATATACCGGGCTTGGGATACGACGGGATCGCAGGCTATGCCCTCTGGGATCTCGCTAAGAATTCTTGGGGCTTGGGCTTGGGGCAAGAGAAACGGGCCAACAAGTTCTACCGCAACAACGCCGTCCCCGGCCTAATCCTGGAAGCCCCAGCCGGCACGTTTGAAGATGATGAAGAGGCAAAGAAGTTTCTCACCGCGTTCCGCGAAATGCAAGAGGGTCTCGACAACACCGCGAGGACGGGCCTCTTACGTAACGGCATCAAAGCCACAAAGCTCAGTATGTCCGACCAGGAATCCCAGACCGTCGAGCAGCGCAAGTTTCAACGCCAAGACGTGGCGTTGTGGTTTATGCTGGAAACGATTCTAGGCGACGATGAAACGGTCTCATACAACTCGCTAGAACAAAAACACTTGGCCGAGTTGATCAACTGTCTCAATATCTGGCTGGTCAAATGGCAGGAGGAATGCGAGCGCAAGTTACTGCGCGAACGCGAGAAGCTGGCCGACAGGCACTTTATCCGATTCAGCACCGGCGCGCTTTTGCGTACGGACATGAAGACCACTTATACCATGCTGTCGGCCGCGGTCCGCGGAACGATTATGACCCAGAACGAAGCCCGCGAGGTGATCGACTTGCCACCGGTCGACGGCGGCGACGAACTGAAAAACCCGGCCATTACACCCGGTAATCCGCCGCCGCCGGAAGAATCGGCCGGCAAAGATGGCGCCGGCGACGAAAAGGACGGCAAGGAAGAAAAGGGCCAGGCCAAAGAGATGCAAGACCGGTTGCGCGGCGTGATCGCCGGCCGGCTGGCCGAACTGGCGGCCGTCGAGGTCAAACGGATCGAGGCCGCCGCGGCCACGCCGGAGACGTTTACCAAATGGGTAAACGGTTTCTATGCCAAGTGGCAGAAAACACTTACCGACGCGGTCCAGTCTTTGGCCGGCAGCGATCAATCGGCGGAAACGATAGCCGTCGCCTGGTGCGAAGAATCGCGCCGGCTACTGGCCGCCGAACCATTCGACGACATAGCGCCCACGCTGTGGACCGAACGCGCCGGCGAGCTGGCCGATCAATTAACGAGTCTTTGACGGAGAGGAAGCAACCAACATGCCCAAGAACTTACGCATCGAACGATCCGGCGACGTGCCGGAGTTGTATCTGTACGATGAGATCGGCCCGGCCTTGCCCGACTGGTGGGGCGATACGGACCTGGTTTCCGCAAAAGCCGTGATGGAAGCGCTCGACGAAATCGGCGACGTGCCGGAATTCGCCGTTAGGATCAGCTCACCAGGCGGCGACGTGTTCGAAGGCGTGGCCATCTACAATGCTCTCGCCCGGCATTCGGCCACGATCCGCGTTGAGATCGATTCGCTGGCCGCCTCGATCGCCTCAGTGATCGCCATGGCCGGCGATGAGATCGTGATCGCCGGCAACGCCATGATAATGATCCACCAGGCGTGGACGTGTGCCATGGGCAACGCGGCCGAACTTGCCACCGTGGTCGAATCGCTGGAAAAGATCGACAAAACCATCGTTGACACCTACGCCGCACGCGCACGCGACCGTTCGACGCCGGAGCAAATCACCGAATGGCTCGTGGCGGAAACGTGGATGACTGCAGACGAAGCGATAGAGCGCGGCTTTGCCGATCGGGCCGGCGAGCTGAAAGGCGACGTACAAGCCAGGGTGCCGGCCGGCCGATTCAAGAACACGCCAAAGCAACTGATTGCGAAGCCGAACCCGCCGGCGCCCGAGAGCTCACAAACGCGAGACCGAAAAACCACCGGCCTGCGCTGCCTGCCGGCGATCGCCGCACGCATCAATGAGGTCAGACGCCGCAACGCGGCCGAACCTTACCCAGCTTAACACACAAACCGGCTGATTTTGCACGAATACCCTACCCGCCACGAAACGAAAACCGGGTGTGGCACGGCTTACTTGTTAGCCGTGTCTTGGAAGCTGCAAGCAACACCTGCTTGCGAGCAAGCAGTGCCACACAGTCAATAGGTGACCGGCCGGTATTGATTGCGCAGTGCCAACACGCGACCGGGGGTTGGATCCGCGGTAATGTCGTCCAGGATTTCCCAGCACGGGACTGACGGCCAGCCGAGATCTCGGGCAATTTCGCAGCGACGCTGCCCGATTAAGACGCAGTCGCGAAACGCGATCAGTGGATTGACCATGCGGCCGGCAGCGGCCAGGGACTCGCGGAGCCGGTCGTAGTCGGCGCGGGCGGCGGCGTCGCGTCTGTCGTACGGCCGCCAGAAGTAATGCACGTGATCGAATTCGCCGCCAAGCTGTAGCTCGGCCGGGTCGCGTTCGACAAGTCGAGTTTCTAAAGCGCTCATTTGGCCAGCTATAGCCAGGGAGGGCCGCCGGTGTCAACCTCGATCGTTCTTGCGGTTTTCGCGATCCTATTTTCTGTAAATCTGTAAAGCTGAGATAGACGGTCCGGCGGTGCGGCCGGTACTGTCGCAGCATACCATCCGGTCGGCCACTCGTCAGCGGCAGATCGCGACTGGCCTCAAAGGCTCGTTAGCCTCTGCGCCAGCGCTTACCCAGAGATGGGCGGACCAGTCGAAGAAAGCGACACGGGCAACCGTGGCAGAAATCTTAACGGAGTGACGAGCATGCGCCGCAGACACCTGATTCCCACCCTGCGCCGACCGCCCTTTACGTTGGGCGTGATGGCGTTGCTTTCGGCCAAAGCGATCCGCGAGAAAATCGGCGAATTGACCGATCGGGCCCAAGCCATCGTTGACTTGGCCGATACGGACAAGCGCGAACTGACCGACGAGGAAAAAACCGAAATTGACGGGATACTCGGTGTCGGCAAGAAAGGCGAGGCCGACTACAAGCCCGGACAGATCGACGCGCTGCAGCGTGATCTAGAACGGGCCGAAAAGTTGGAAGCCCGCCAAGCTCAGCTCGCGCAAGCCCGCGTAGGTGGCGATGGCGCCAGTACGCTCACCTACCAGCAAGCCGACGGCCCCGGCCGGCAGCCGCGCCAACAGGACGATTACGAGCCACGCGTCAACCGCGTGCGCATTCCGATCTCGGCCCAGTTCCGACATGGTCGGCTAAAGGCGTACAGCGGCCCAGCGGCCGAGCGTCAAGCGTATCTGGCCGGGCAGTTCTTCCTCGCCACGCTGTTTCAGAACAAGCAGGCGGCGCAGTGGTGCAAAGACTTCGGAATTGACACGAAGTTTCAAGACGTGCTGTCCGAGGGCGCCGACTCCGGCGGAGGTTTCCTGGTGCCCGTCGAGGTCGAGCAGACGATTATCGACCTGCGAGAGACCTATGGCGTGTTCCGCAAGAAAGCCAAAGTCGTGCCCATGGCGCGCGACACCAAAACGCAGCCCGTCCGCAGCTCCGGCGTTGCCGCGTATTGGGTCGGAGAGAACGACGAAATCACGACCAGTGACAAGGCGTGGAAGCAACTGAACCTGGTTGCTCGCAAGCTCGCCGCATTGACGCGGTACAGTTCCGAGTTATCCGAGGACGCCACGATTTCGATCGGCGACGATCTCACGCAAGAATTCGCCTACGCCTTCGCCGTGTCCGAGGATCAGGCCGGCTTCTTGGGCGATGGGAAGAGCACCTACGGGCACCAGACCGGGCTGAAGAACAAAGTGGGCGCCGGCTCGATCTTCACGGCCGCGGCCGCCAACCTCGCTTTCGGGTCTTTGGACCTGGAGGACTTCGAAGGTTGTTGCGGCCAGTTGCCGGAGTATCCCGGCATTCAACCATCTTGGTACATCTCCAAACCAGGCTACTGGAACAGCATGGTCCGACTGATGGCGGCCGCCGGCGGTACCACATGGGAAAAGCTGGCCAATGGCCAGATGGTCCCGATCTTCTTGGGCTATCCCGTGGAGTATGTGCACGTCATGCCCACGGCGTTGACGAACCAAGCCAGCACGATCCTGGCCTATTTCGGCGACTTGGCCATGGCCGCACTGTTGGGCAACCGTCGCGGGCTGCAGATCGCAATCAGCGATCAGCGCTTTTTCGAATACGACCAATTCGCCATCCGCGGCGTCGAACGGGTAAACATCAATATCCACTCCGTTGACGACGCCACCAACGCCGGCCCGGTGATCGCACTCAAGACACCGGCCGCGTAAGCCGTAGGGTGGGCACCGCCCACCATAAACCGCTTGCCAACAAAATCGAATTCGGTGGGCCGTGCCCGCCCTACCAGGAAGCCAAAACGATGAACGAAGCACAGCACGCCAAGTGGGCGAACCTGCTCACGGATCACGAAAAGGATAACGACAGCTTCACGGCTGCCGCGCTGGATACCAAGGGGTGGGGCTATTGCGAGATCGCCTGTGTACTCCAAAACCTGCCGGCCAACATGGCCGCGCTCAAGGTCCAGGAATCCGACGACGACAGCACCTATGCCGACGTAACCGGCCTGGTTGTCGGGACCAGCACGGATATTGACGGCAACACGTCCGCGCTGCCGCTGGCCGCGTCCGACGATGACACCATTCGGCTGTTTCAAATCGACCTGCGAGCCCGCAAGCGATACCTGAAGCTGATAGCCACCGCCGGCGACGGATCCGGCACGGCATCGGAATTGACGGCGGTAGCTCGACTGAGTCGCGGCGAGGTGGTACCGATCACCGGCAGCGGCATGGGGAGTGACGGCTGCTTGCGCGTCTAAGTATCGGTCTAGCTACGCTTGCCAGAGCGTGGATTTCCGCCGTTTGGCGACGGCAGTTACGAGCTTGAAACGGGAAGCTAAAAGATGAAACGATTGTTATTGACCGCGGGGCTGATTTTGGCGGTGTTGGTTACGTGTGTATGGGCGTATGACGCGCGGCTGGACCGCGTCAAGCTGTGGCAAGATTTCCAGATGATGAGCGGCTCGACATTCACGAACCGCGATGGCAACGACATTGCCGCACAACTTGACGTCCTGGACACGATCGCCGCGGCCGATCTAACGAAGATCGACGGCATTACCAACGGCACGGCGGCGGCAAGCAAGGCGCTAGTGCTGGGATCGTCGAAAGAAATCTCGGTGATTACGACGCTGGGCGCCACGAATATTGACGCCGGCGCGTCGGGCACCGTCGGCACGCTCGACGTATTCCCGACGACGGCCAGCAAAGGAAAGCTGGCGTTTACGTGTACGGACCAGACCGGCGACACGACGGTTACAGTCGACGCCGACGCAATGGGCCAGGCGTCAACGATCAGTATTCCAGACCCCGGCGGCGCAACTGCCGACTTTGTCTTAACGGCTGGCAATCAGACCGTGGGCGGCACGAAAACACTGAGTTCTGCCCTGCAGACATCGGCGGGCGTCGGCGCCAAGAACGGGGCGACTGTGGCGGCCGTGGAGTATGGCGGCGGTGTGATCTACAAGACAGTCTTAACATGCACCGCTACGCCAATGACGTTCGGCGACGAGGGCGGGCAAGGCCAGTACGGCGGCACGAAAATCTATGATTTCCCCGAAGGGCTGGTCTGCACGTTGGGCGCCGTGATTGATGGCTCGATTACCTTGACATCACCGGCAATCGACGCTTGGGACGGGGACATTGCGCTAGGCACAGCCGCGCCGACCGATCATCAGACGGGCCTAGTGGCAGCCGACACCGGGCGATACCTGCAAAGTACGGCGACAACGCAAGCAGTATCGAAAGTCGCCAACGTGGACGCGATCACGATCGCCACCGGGTTGACCGAGTCGGGTGCACGGTGGACGGACGGCACGGCGACGGCGGCCGATCTATTCATCAGTTTACTGGTCGACGACGACGCGGCGCACGACAACACGATCACCGGGACATTTACCGGAACGGTGACGGTTACTTGGATTACGGCCGGGGATAAGTAATGCGCGTGCGTATGCTGAAACATTGGAACGGACACAAACCCGGGAGGGTGTTTTGTCAGATGCCCGGCGGCGCGGCCAACGTGCTGATTAACCGCGGCCTGGCGGAGAACGTGGACGATGCTGAAGTACAGCCTGACGCGGGCGGCAGACCCAAGCGTAGAGCCGGCAACGCTGGCCGAAGCAAAACGTCACGCAAACGTGGTCGCAAGTGATGACGACGATTTTATCACATCGCTGATCATCGCCGCGCGGGAGCAAGTCGAGTCGGATACGTCGCGGGCGCTGATCACGCAAACCTGGCGGCTGAAGCTGCACGAATTCTTCGCGGACAAGTTCGAATTACCGCGGCCGCCGCTGCAGTCGGTCAGCTCGATTAAGTATCTGGATCTGGACGAAGCTGAGCAGACGCTAGGCGCGACAAATTACGACGTGGATACGGACCGTGAACCGGGCGTTATTTGGCGGGATGAAGACGCGACTTGGCCGACGATCAGCGATGAGGTCAACGCGGTAACAATTACTTTCGTGGCCGGCTACGGTGACGCGGCCTCTGACGTACCAGCGCGAGCCAAACACGCGATTCTATTACTGGTCGCACACTGGTACCGTAGCCGCGAGGCCGTAACGATCGGGACTATCAGCAAGGAAATTGAGCTGGCGTACCAGCGACTGGTCAACGGTTTGAAAGTGGGGAACTATCCATGATACGAGTTCTACTTGTGCTGCTGATTGCAGCGATGGGTGTGGCTTATGCAATCACGACTTGCGGCGGGGGAGTTGAGGCAGCGGATCAAGATCGAGGAACCGACGGAATCTCAGGGCAATGCGGGGCAGGTGACTCGGACGTGGGACACGCTGTCCGGTGCGAGCAGCCTACCGGCGCGAGTGGAGGCCGTCAGTGGTGGCGAGTCGCTGCGAGGCCGGCAAGTTTCCGCGGAAACGCGGCTTGTGCTGACCGTGCGGTATCGCTCGGACATCACCACGACAATGCGAGTAGTGTACGCCGGTGGCACGTACGGCATTATCAGAGCCAGCGACCCGTACGGCGATCAGATAGAACTGCGAATCGAATGCAAGGACCGGGACTAGCGGGTGTGGTGTGGCACGGCTTACTTGTTAGCCGTGTCTCCGGGCATCCCAAGCAACACTGCTTGCGAGCAAGCAGTGCCATACAGGACAGGCGAATGCTTGAGCTAGACGGTTATGACGAACTGATGCGTGAGCTGGATCGGATCGACCGGACGCTTCGACGCCGCACTACGCGCGACGTGGCCAGGGCCATGGCCGAAGTAGTCGCGACGCGAGCCAAGCAGTTATGTCCGCGCGGCGATCCGGCTCATAATCCCGACGCCAAGCCGCTGGCGGAAACGATCGGAATCGAGGTGCGGGACTACGGCGAGCGACAATTGGCCGTCGTCGGTCCGCAAGTTCCGGCCGGGGCCCACGGACACAACGTCGAAAACGGCCACGCGATCGTTCGTAACGGCCAGGTCGTCGGCAGGGCGGCGCCGCATCCGTTTATACGCCCGGCAGCGGATGAAACACAAAGCGAACAACAGGCGGCCGCAGAAGCCGTGGCGACCCAAGCGGTGCAGGATTTGGGATTGACCGGCTGAAATGTCCGATATCGGCGTAGCGCTGCGAACGAAACTGTTGTCGGTCCAGGCCGTTAGCGACCTGGTGGGCACGCGGGTCTATCCGGATCAGTTGCCCCAAGGTGCGACGTTGCCGGCCGCGGTGTACCACAAGATCAGCGGCGTCGACGAGGCGGACCTGGCAGGAATCGTCCAACTGCAGCACGGGCGGCTCCAGATCGACGCCTACGCATCGACGCGGTTGGCGTCCGACGCACTGGCGACGGCGATTCGCAACGCGATTTGCGACGCGTCCGGAAGCCGCGGAACGTGGGGCTCGGTTTCGGTCAGCGCATGCACGCCGGCCGGCGGGCCACGCGACGATACGCAGCCGCTGGACGACGGCAGCGACGAGCACCAGTACATCTCGATTCGCGATTACCTGATCAGTTACCACGGATGACACGTAGGACGGACCCGCAATCCGTCCCACACAACAAGGAGGTTAGCACATGGCAGCCGCAACCAAAGACACTGGGCACGGTGCGAGCATTACTTTTGGGACATCGGCGCTGGCCTTCCACTGGCGCAAGATCGGCAAGGTCACCAAGACTCGTGGCAAGCTGGATGATTCCGATCTGTCCAACGCCAACGGCAACAAGACGTACGTGTTCGAGGACCTGGCGGAACCGGGTGAAGTCGAAGTTGAATTTCTGTTCGACCCAACGGCAGCCATTCCCGACATTCATGCCGCGGCCGAAACGATCACCATCACGGGTCCGGTCCCGCCAGGCGGTGCCAGCGCCGCGGATCTGGAAGGCACCGGCGCCGCGCTCGACGTGACGCAGAGTCCCGAATTCGCCAGCAATGGGCTGCAAGTAGGCACGCTCAAGATCGCCTTCGATGGCAAGACCGGCCCCACGCACACGCCCGCGGCGTAAGCCAGGCCTGTGTGGCACGGCCTACTTGTTGGCCGTGTTTCAGGAAGGGAATCCCACTGCTTGCAAGCAAGCAGTGCCACACGATCAGGAAAGGAATCCCACTGCTTGCAAGCAAGCAGTGCCACACCAAGTTCGATCGAAAGGAATCGACGAATGAGCGATGTGACTTTGAAAGACATCGGCCCCGCGGGCCGGCAGACGATTATGTTTCGTGGCCGGCAAGTGGGCTACTACCGCGAGGCCACGGGGCAAGTGCAGTTCGCTCCGCGACACATGGACAAAGACCAGCAGGCTCTGATCTTGTCCGAGTTGAGCCACTTGATCGGTGCCGAGCCAACCAGCGTCACCAATCCGCCGGAAGAGCCGCCGCCCGAGGAAGCCTACGAGGAACTGGATCCCGACGATCTGACTGAGGCGGCGTAGGGACCGTCTTTTCCGGCCCCTGACACCTGAACACGTTGTGCGCGGGTCTCCCGACCCCGCACAAGCGATTGACCGAAGGTCTCAAGAATGCAGGAGGCCTACGGTCGACGGTTTCGGCGAGGTCGGAGACCTGCGCCGAACGGCCGACACCTAACACGTAAACACTGACACCTGAATTATGATCACTCGCGACCAACTGCTAGGCTCCTTCAAGCGGCGCTACACGTTCTCCGAAACGATCCTTGGCCCGCTGCGGATTCGCAACCTGACGGAAGAGGAAAAGGAAGAGTTCGAAGCCGGCAACCTCGACAAGGAAGGCAAGCTGAATTTGCGGGCCGTGCGCAAGCAACGCCGTAAGCTGTTCGTCGCCTTGGTCGTCGACGACGAAGGCAACCCGTTACTGCCCGAGCCCGGCGATGTGGAGCGGCTCAAGGGTGTGGATTCGGCGGTGACCGCGGCCGTATTCCGCGACGGCACCAAGCACTGCGGATTCACTGACGACGAGCTGGACGAGCTGGAAAAAAACTTCGCAGAAGCCACCGCCGACGATTCGCCTATCGATTAGCGCTGCGGTGGGGAATCGCCGACGTAGAAACCTGGTTGTCCTCGATCGAGCCGCGCGTCATCGATGCGTGGCTCGCGTTTTATCGGGTCGAACCGGAAGCGTTTGAGGAAGGCCGGAGACCAGAGACCGGAGGCGGGAGGCGCAGCGGAACGCACATGGTCGACGCCAGCCAGGCCACCGACGTGTTCGCATCGATTGGGAGATAGGCCGGGGCACCCGCCCCGGTGGATGATCATGGCCACCATCGGAACACTTGCCGCCCGCATCCTCGCCGACGCTTCCGGCGTCCGCAGCGGCATGGGCATGACGCGGAACGAGCTGAAGATTACGCGTGGCGCCTTCCTGGCCACGCGCGACGACAGCCAAAAGCTGCAGATGGCCTTGGACCAACTGGCCAGTGCCAAAGACAAAGGCGCCTTTCGCGACGCTCAAGACTACGCCAAAGCCGTAGCGGCCGTGAAAGCAGAACTAGACCCGGCCACCGTCGCCCAGCGACAGCTTGACGAGGCCATCGCAGCGACCCAAGCCAAGCTGCAGGACCAGATCGCCACGTTCGGCATAAGTGCCGACGAGATCGATCGTTATCGGTTGGAACAGCAAGGCGCCACGCAAGAGCAACTCGAATCCGTGGCCGCTCTGCAGCAACAGCGCGCCGCACTCGAAGCCGATGCCGCCGCCAAAGCCGCTGCTGCCCAGCAAGCTCAGCAGCTCGAATCATCCATCACACAGACCCGCAACGCGTTGTACGGCGAAATCGACGCCTTTGGCATGTCGGCCGACGAAATTAAGTTGCGAAACCTGGCACTCGAAGGCGCGGACGACGCCACGCTGGAAAACGTGCGGGCCCTGCAGCAGCAGCGCAACGCCCTGCAGGCAGACGCCGACGCCACGGCACGGGCCAAACAAATCAAGGAGCAAGTGCGGACACCGACTGAGCGATACTCGCAAGAAATCCGCGAGCTGAACCAGCTATTGAAGTCCGGCAAGCTATCCCAGGACGTGCACGCGCGAGCGGTGCAACAGGCGGGGCAGCGATACGGCGTCGCCGGCAAGCAAGCCGGTGACCTGGCCGGCCGGGCAAAACAGGTCGGCCTATCCCACGCCGGCGCCATTCCCGGCGTCGGCGGGCTCACAAACGTACTGTCCGCCGGCCACCCGGCGTTGATCGCGGCGGCCGCGGCGATCGCCGGCGTGACGATCGCAGTCAAAGCCGGCAAGGCGGCGATCGACGCCTATGTGTCGGGCGTTGGTCGAGCGATCGACGAAATCGACAAGCTGGCCAAGACCTCGGCGAAACTGGGCATGGCCACTGATAGTTTGCTGTCGCTGAGATACGCCGGCGAACAGACGGGCGTGGCCGCCAATACATTCGACATGGCCATCCAGCGCATGACGCGACGCGTGGCCGAAGCAGCCAAGGGGACCGGCGAGGCGAAAGACGCAATTAAAGAGCTGGGCCTGGACGCCAAGCGCCTGGCCGCCGGGACGCCCGACCAGGCGTTTCGGAAAATCGCCGGCGCTATGGGCGAAGTCGAACACCAGGGGCACCGCGTCCGGCTGGCTATGCGGCTGTTCGATTCCGAGGGCGTCGCGCTGGTCAACACGTTGGCACTAGGTGAGCAGGGCCTGGCTGACATGGAGGCCCGGGCGAAAGAGCTGGGGCTGACACTAAACAGTGTCGACGCGGCCGCCGTCGAGCAGATGCGCGACACCTGGAACGACGTCGGCCAAGTGTTGCAAGGGATCGCGATGCAAGCCGCCGTCGACCTGGCCCCGACGCTGCAGGTCGCCGCGCAACAGATTATCGAAATCCTCAAACCCGGCTCGCAAATCGGCGACACGATCCGATTTAGCCTAGCAGCGGTCCCACCGCTGCTAGGTAAGTGTATCGACCTCGCGCAAGTACTGATCGGGCTGTTCCAGGGCTGGCAGCACAAGGCGCAGGCAGCCGTCGGCGTATTCATCGAAGCCGCCGCGGCGGCCGACCGCGTTACAGCCGCGCTGGTACCGGGCCGCGAAGTCGACGACGGGCTGCAGGCTTTCGCCGACGACTTCCGCCGGCGCACCGAACTGCTTGGCAAAGAGGCCGGCGAGCGCATCAGCAAGGGCATGAACGGCGCCGCTCAAGCTGAAATCGAAAAACTACGCCGATCCGCCGCCTCCGGCCTCCAGGCTCCAGACTCCAGCCTGCCCGACACCGGCGCCACGGCCGCCGCGTCCGAGCAGTCGAAACTATTCGACGCACTGACCAAGACCACCGACGCCCTGGCCGAACAGATCGTCACAGCCGATATGAGCGCCGACGAAATCCAGCGATGGCGACTGGCGATCGCCGGGGCAACGGAACAAACACTGGAATCTGTCGCCGCCATGCAACGCCAAGCGGAAGCGGCCAAGAAAGCGGCCGAGCTGCAGGCGAATATCAAGAAGACCACAGACGCACTTCGCGAGCAAGCGGCCACGGCCGGGATGTCTGCCGAACAAATCGAGCGGTGGCGACTGGCGATCGCCGGGGCAACGGAACAAACACTGGAATCTGTCGCCGCCATGCAACGCGAAGCGCAGGCGGCAAAGGATCTTGTCACACTGCGACAAGATTTGATTGGCTTGCAGGATCGGAAGCGTTCGGCCGCGATCGACCGGGCTGAGTTGGAGATGGCCGAACGACTTCAACGGGTCGTCATTAACACCGGTCGCCAGTATCCCGAGGGCGTCAGTGCGGCGGCCAAGCAGTACGGCGACGAGTTGCGGCGGCAATTGGAATTGCAGCAACTCATTCGCGACTTGCGGCGCGAAGGCCATAGTGAGCAGTACATCCGCCACGCCGCCTCCATCATGCAACAGAATCACGCCCTCGACCGCCAGGCCGAATCGTTCGAGCGGCGGCGCAAATTGTTCGCGGAAGGTGCGAGCCTGGTAGAGAAACATCGACGGCCAGAGGAAGAGTACGCCGACACGCTGCGACGGCTGCGCGAGATGCTGGACGCCGGCGCCATCGACATGCGCACCTTTGTGCGCGAGAAGCGAGAGGCGGCGTCCGAGTTGATGAAGCCGCTGGAATTGAAATTCGGAACGTCCGGAATCCAGGCCACAGCCAAGGGATCGGCCGAAGCGCTCGCCAGGATTGATGAGCTACGGGCGCGTGGGAAAGCGTTGCAGGAAATCAAACTGATTGACAAAGCAGCAGCAGAGGAAAAACCGCTTCCCCCGCCACCAACGCCCACAATGCCCCAACCGCCGACACTTTCGACCCCACTCCCCGTCAGCGCGATCGGCGCCACGTACGCGCCGCTGCCCGAATCGCCCGCGGTGCCGGACATGGCGGCCACGATCGCCCCGAACTGGTCCGCACTGCCGGACACGCCGGAAATCGGCGATCTTGGCGCAGGGATCGAGGCCCTGTGGGGACCGCTGCCCGAATCGCCCGCGGTGCCGGACATGGCCGCGTCGATCGGCGCCGAGTACTCGCCACTGCCGGCCGCTCCGGAGCTGCCAAAGCTGGCCACCACGATCGCCCCGAACTGGTCCGCACTGCCGGACACGCCGGAAATCGGCGATCTTGGCGCAGGGATCGAGGCCCTGTGGGGACCGCTGCCCGAATCGCCCGCGGTGCCGGACATGGCCGC